AGTTTCTGCTTTAAAAAAGTTTAACCAATATTCTTCTTTTTGAGAAAGTTCTTCTTTAGTAGAACAATATTCTAAAATTTCTTTTTTAAAATTACTTTTTCCTTCTTGTTTAATAATTTTTTTAATTTCGGTTCCACTCCCAAAGTAGGTTTTAGAATTATTTAAATCTTTACCTATGTATTTCTTACCTGTAGGGATATGAGTTGTTAAATATATTACCATAATAATTTTATTATAAATATATAAGGTAGATTTTTTAATGTCATAACTTATTTAATCTTATAATTTTGAAGATATGAAAATACTTCTGATAGCCAAAATTCTGTATTAGGTATTCCTCTTCCTAATAGATCTTTTTCGTATAAATTTAAAAATTTATTCTTTTTGAAATTATATGGTGGTGTTTCAATTAATTGATCAAGTTCTTGTTGATCTGCTTCTAATAATTCAATATCTTCTAAAGACATTAATTCATAATTAATTTCTAATTGTTGTTTAAATAAATGAACATTACCATAAATTCCATGTTCTTCTACTTTTTCAGTTGCTTTCTCATAAGCTTCTTTTAAAGTAAACTTTTTATTTTTTTCTAATTCAGGAAAATATTTAAATAATTTTTTTGGACCTAAACCTTTAACTCCCGGTAAATTATCAGATTTATCACCCATTAAACATTTCATTGTAATAAAATTATGAGGATATAAACCATATTGATCAAAAACATCTTGGGATTTATAAAACTTCTTTTTAATAGGAGAATATACTGTTATTCTTTTATTTACTAATTGTAAAAAATCTTGATCAGCAGAATAAATTACAATATCATCTTTTAATTTTTTAGTTAAATAAGCTATAGTATCATCTGCTTCTATTTTATCAATAATAGAAATATTTACAGGTAAAGTTTTTAAATAATCTAATAACCTTAACATTTGGGTAGAAACTGAATCAGATTCTTCTTCTAGAGTAGAAAATACATTAAAATTTGTTATTCTTTTTATTTGTCGATTAGCTTTATAATCAGCATAAGTATTTCTTCTATTTGTAATATTACCTTGACCATCAAATACTAATATTACTCTAGTAGGTCGAATTAATTTAATTGCATAACCTAATGATTTCATAAAACCTACTAAACCCCCGATATGATTACCCTGCGGATTGATTGCAGGTATAATTGCAAATGATCTTAAAAAAGTATTCATTGAATCAATTAGGAGCACCCTACTATTCAAATGTAGGGGCTCCAAACTTGATCCCTCGTGCAAGTTATCGAGTATAGTTTGGTAGTCTTTATTCATCAGTTGAAGAGGGGTTTGGGAATTCTTCGGCTTCTGATCCTTCTGTGACTACTTCGAATGGACCTTCACCTAAAATTTTACCCCATTCTTCTTGATGTTGTCTTTTATATTTTTCTATATCGCTTTTCTTTTCAGAAATAAAACCATGAGGTGTAGCTAAAATTTTACCTGTTGTAGTAATACCATTAATATGGTTTTTTTCAATAGCAACTTTAACTTTTTTAGCCCATTCTACTTTTTTACCATCTTTTACAGCACTAATTTTTAATGTACCTGGATTAGAAATGTTACCAAAAGTAACAATTAAAGTAGAATCAAAAAACATAGTGTTACCTCCTTTATTTTTCATGATTGGAGGTGACATAGGTCCTATAGGTTTTTCAACCCAAATTCTATTTACAGCAACTAATGAATTGGTATACGGATATGATTCTTTTCTTGATAATAATACTTCTTGATTAATAAAATTACCAAATTGAGTAGACATTGCACCGGCATTCCATTCATTATTATTTTTAGCTTTTTCAACTGACATTTGACACGGCACAGATCCAACTGAATCCCATAAAAACACCATATCCATTGGTAAATTACCTTTCTTCTGTTCACTCATTAGATCTGCCATGAATCCCGCGACAGCTTCTACAGTGGGTAATTGTCCTCTATCAGCAAAAATAAAATTCCCATCAACACCAGAAATTTTATCATCTTTATCTTTTTCTACATCTATTTGTAATCCCATCATTTGGGCATGCTCCCAAGACCATTTCATCTCAGTAACAATAAAAACAGGTAAAATACCCAATTTTTGTGCATTAACTGCTACTTCTAATAATGCTGTAGTTTTTCCTGTATCTGAATGACCACGTAATAAAGTGATGTGGCCATGAGGAATCCCAGGTAATGAAACCATATCTTGCCATGCTGGTGATAGGGGGATCCATGATTGTTCTTTAAATGAATTATTAGTTGATCCTAATCCTTTAGCAGCTTTAAATTTATCAAGGGAGAATGTTCCTTTAACAGACTTAGAGATATCACCCCCAAGACTTGTTTTTTTTCTTGCCATACTTATTAATCTTTAAAAAGATCGTCAAACTCGTCTTCGTTAAACGATTCTTTTTGTTTAACATTTAATGTGTAACCTTCATCTTTTTTTGATGATTGATCATTGGAACTTCTTAATCCCTCTCCTCCATCTTCTGGGTTTAGCCAGTCTTGAAGAGCTGTTTTCATTTCATCATAAGTGAATTTCTTATAATATTTAAATAATTCAGGTTGTTCTTTTAACCATTTTTCAACTGAAGCATTATCATCTGATAATGAAGTTTGTTTTGGTTTAACACGTATTGAAGTTTGAGGGTAAGGATTACCTTGGACTACTTCTACTGTCATATCAAGACCAGAAACTACATCAGTAAAATCACCGTAATCTTCATCAGCGGCATAACTTAATAATTCTTGGTATACTTGTTTTCCAAATTCCCAAAAACGTACATTTTTATTTTCTTCACCACGAACTATAACAGGAGCAAATACTCTCATTTTTGGTTCTAACTTTTTAGCTAGTCTCCAATTTTCGGGTTCAGATGTTTTACGTAATTCTTTTGAGAATTCTACAATAGGATCTTTATCACCAAAATTAATAGGTGAAATCATCGTTCTATTTCCTATTCCATAATGAAAAAATACTTCTTGGAATGGGTTGTCTTTGTTTTCCACATAAGGCACAAATCTAATTTGTGATTTACCTAGTGGAGCTTTCCAAAAATACTGACTTCTGTCAAATTTTTGTTGAGATTGTTGACCTTGTGGGGTCTGAAGTTGTTCTAACTTGCTTGAGATTAATTTTAAATCCATAACTATTTATTGTTTTTAATGTAACTGTTAATAATGTAATAAAAATAAAGCTGGTAACCAAATAATTTTGGTTAAAAAGTGAGAATATCGTGGACTTTTGTATCAAGTCTTTTTAATTCACCCCCAGTGGTTAATAAAATACAATTTCTGTATTCGCTCCAATTTACTTTATATTTCATATCTAAAATACCACCATTTAATTCTTTAATTAAATCATTGAGTGCATTTATAGTATATAAAGTATTAGAGTCTTTTTTTCTATGAAGGAGAATAGTGTTGTCCAATATAGTATTAGACATATTAAAGGAATCGACGTTATAAGTACAAACGTATTCGTTAGTTGATTCTACAAAAAGAACAAATATCTTATTAAATAATATATCATACTGATCTTTAATAGTATCTACTGTGGAATCTAACTCTTCCTTAGTGGTGAATGTGCAAAATAGTTTATTTGCCAAGTCTTCTAGATTAATTTTTTCTTCCATCATAAATATTATATATATTTTAGAGAATTGTAATTACGGCCATAACTAACTTTTACTACATAGCCATCTATCTCTAATAATTGTTTAATTTTTTGTAAGGTTTCTTTACCATCTCCATCAGAATAATCAATAAGGAAAGAATCATAAGTATATAATATAACTTTACTTTGTTTGTTCTCCAAATATTCTATTACTCTTTTTAAAGACATTACATTATTATATGTTTCGGCTGATTGAATTATATAATTAAGTATCTTATTGGGTGTTGGATTTTGTATTTGATCTTTAGTTAACACCTTACCTCCTATTAACTTAAGTTCATTTTCTTTATTAAAAATTTTCCATAAATCATCTACATATTCATTCATTGATTTAAAAAATGGAATATCTTTATATTGTTCGAATACCCCTCCATATAATTGTTTAAAGGTTAATTCTTTAGATTGTTTATATTCTTCTTCTGTTAATTCATTTTTAGAAAAATACATTTTTCCTAATTGGGTATGTACAGAATCTTTACCTAATTCAAAATTAATTAATTTAGCTAAAATTCTTACATGA